AGCCAACTGGTCGTCATCTCTGCCGGGAGCCTGCAAGGGGTGGGGAGTCTATCCGGCGCGGCGCTGGTCCTGGTGCAGGCCTCTGCCCAAGCGGCAGGCTCCGGCGTCCTCTCTGGCGCATCCCTTCTGGTCATCCCTGGAGCGGGGCAGCTTGCCGCCTCGGGGGCGCTCACCGGCTCCGGCGTGAGAGTGGTCCTGGGGGAGAGCGCCCTGGCGGGGGCCGGGACCATCCAGGGCGCAGCGTCAATCAGCGTCCTGGGACAGGTGGTCCTGTCCGGTCTTGCCACTTTGAGCGGGACGGCCAGCCTGACCGTGTTTGGGGCAGGAACCGCCGCTGGAGCCGGATCTGTCACCGGGACGGCGACGCTCATCATCCAGGCGCTTGGGCAGCTTATCGGCTCCGGGGCGCTCGCCGCCGCCGGGAACGTGATCGACGTGACCATCCAGGCCCCGGATGGGCGCACTTACACCATTGCGCTAGAAGTCAGGACTTTGGTCATCGATGGGGAGACGCGCACCTTTGTCGTGCCCCTGGAAATCAGAACGCTATCCATATCTTAGAACCGTAGGAGTAACCATCATGCCATTCTCGACCTTTCTCGGCAACCATATCATCGACCACCTGTTCAGAAACCAGGCGTACAGCCCGCCCTCGACGATCTACGTCTCGCTCCATACCGCCGATCCGGGCCTGACCGGGGCGAACGAAGTGAGCGGCGGCAGCTATGCCCGCCAGAGCTTCACCTTCGACGCGGCTTCGAGCAAAGCTTCGCAGAACGCGGCGGCGATCAGCTTCACGGCCATGCCTGCCGTCACGGTCACCCATGTCGGGGTGTGGGACGCCTCGACGAACGGTAACTTCCTGATCGGCGGGGCTTTGACGGCCCAGAAGACGACGAATGCGGGCGATACGTTCCAATTCCCCGATTCGGATCTCGACCTCGCGATCACTTAATCGGTGAAGCATGGCAGAAAACGCCACTTTCGTAAAAGACCCTTCCGCAGTCCTGGACTACAAGTTCGACTGGGCGACTTGGCTGGGGGTGGATGCCATCTCCAGCTACGTGCTCGCCGTCCAGTCGGGCTTAGTCCAGGCGAGCGCAAGCAATACGATTACCTCCGTCACCGTCTGGCTCTCAGGCGGGACGGCGGGGCAGTCCTACTCTGTCGCCTGCCGGATCGTGACCGCGGCCGGCCGGACGGATGAGCGCACGATCTCGATCCTGGTGCAGGACAGATAATTATGTCTTTACTATCGCCTAACAGGATTGTAAAGGTATAATACTATCAAGATTTCTATAATCTGATTAGCACAATTTAGGAGCGCCATAAGCCTTTAGGCTTCGAGCGCCTTCCGCTAACTTTTACCTGGAACGCCGCAGAGTGTCAACGGACACCTGCGGCGTTTTGTGTTTTGGGCAGGAGCGGCTCATGGAATTCAAGGCCACCATCAATGATGACCAGGCGGTTGACGAACGGACCGTGACGGGGATCGCGGCCCTGACCGGAAACATCGACCTGGGACGCGACCGGATTGTATCTGGCGCCTTCAAAAAGACCGTCCGGGAGCAGAAGGGCCACATCCGTCACCTGTGGATGCACGACGCCTGGAGCCCGCCGATTGCCACCATCGAAGAGTTGAAAGAAGTCAAGACTGCTGAACTGCCGGAGAGCATCACCGGCAAGCACCCAGAAGTGACCGGTGGCCTGCGCGTGGTGCGCAAGTACCTGGAGACGCCGCGGGGGGAAGAAGTGCTTGCCAACATCAAGGCAGGCAGCTTGAATGAGATGAGCATCGGATTTTCACCCGTCAAATGGGAATACGTAGAAGAAGACGCCGATGAAGGCGGGATGAAGTTTTACATTCGAGAGTTGAAAGAAATACGTCTCTATGATGTTTCGGACGTTAACTGGGGACTTAATCCTTTCACAGAAGGCAACGTCAAATCCCTCTCCGTCGTCGCCTTCAAATCCACCGGGTTGCTGCACGAAGATAAGCCCCTGGACGCTCCTGCCCTGTCCGCCTTTACCCCCCTGGCCTGGGATGAATTAGCCCCGGAAGAGAAAGCCCGCATCGCCGGGCATTATTCATACAAGGCGACAGATGAGTTTGAGAAACTGAGCCTGCTCCACCACCACCCAGACCATTCCCCGGATGAACAGGGCATTGGTCCCGCCGTGTGGGGCAGCGTGAAAGCGTCCATGAACGCGCTCATGAACGGCGAGGGCGACATCCCGGAAGCCGACCTGTACCCGGTCTACCACCACCTGAAGAAACACTTTGACGAGTTCGGCAAGGAAGCCCCTTCCTTCGCCGTTGTCTCCCTCTTGCGCCTCTCCGCATCCGTCAAGTTCGTTCCGGCGGCCCTGGTCATCAACCAGGCCCTGACCGACCGTCAAGCGGAGAAGGCGAACTCACTTTTAGCCGAGCTGCGCGACGTTCTCACAGCCGAGCCGCCTATGCTTTCGCCAAAGGCACTCACTGACGCCCTGCTGACCAGGCTATCCATCATCGAACGCAGTCCCTACATCACCCGATAAGGAGATCCATCATGGACCTGGAAAAACTCAAGAAGCTGCTGCGTGAGAAATACGCAGAGGCAAAGAAACTCAGTGACGAATGGAAGGGGAAGGAAGAAGAGATCCCCGTCGAAGTCGCCAACCAGATCTCTGGCTTACTCGGCCAGTGCGATGAGCTGGAGATCAAGATCAAGGCCGCCGAGGGCGTGCTCGCCCGCCAGATCCTGGAAGAGCCGGCCGGCACGAAGGCCGCTCACCTGGGCTGGCGGCAGGCCGGCCCTGGAGAGGGCGATGCGCCGGTCGATACCAAGGCCTGGCGCGAGATCGAGATCAAGGCTTACTCGCTCGATCCGGCCCTGGGCATGGTCATCCCCACGACCCGCAAGTTCCGCTTCCACGTGCCCGAGGCCGTGCAGCAGAAGGGCTACGGCCCGGCCTTCGAGGCCTATATCCGCAAGGGCCTGTCCAACCTGGGACCCCAGGACTACAAGACCCTGGCCGAGGGCGTGGACAGCGCCGGCGGCTACCTGGTGCCGGAGGACCTGCACCTGGAATTGATCCGCAAGATCGCCACCATGGCGACCGTGCGGGCGAACGCCCGCGTCATCCAGACCAGCCGGGACATCGCTTCCTGGCCGAAGCTGCACTACACCACGGACGACGAGTACACCTCCGGCGTGCGCCTGACCTGGACCGGGGAAGCCCCGGCCAGCGCCACCACTCACCGCGTGACCGAGCCGGTCTTTGGCCGCTACGCCATCCCGGTCCATACCGCCATGGCTTCTCTGCCCTTGACCAACGACCTGCTGGAAGACGCCGCCTTCGACGTGACCAGCCTGGGCAGCGACCTGCTGGCGGAGGCCTTCACCCTGGGGGAGAACGACGCCTTCTGGAACGGCTCCGGCATCACCCGGCCCATGGGCGTGCTGACCCAGGTGGACGGCGACGGCCCCGCCTCGGTCAAGTCCGGGACCGCTTCCACCCTGCTCGCCGATGGCCTGATCGACCTGGCCTACGCGCTCCCCAGCCAGTACGACCGTAACTCGAAGTTCTACTTCAACAAGCAGACCGAGAAGATCATCCGCAAGCTCAAGGACAGCGACGGCAACTACCTGTGGCCCATCGTGGCCCAGGCGGGCAACCTGGGCGGCGCTCCCAGGGAGCTGCTGACCTACCCCACCGTGCGGGACGAGTTCCTGCCCAACGTGGCCGCCAACGCCTTCCCAATCGTCTTTGGCGACATGTCGTCCTACCTGGTCGTGGACCGGGTGGGGCTTTCCATCCAGCGCCTGAGCGAACTGTATGCCGAGACCAACATCACCCTGCTGCTGGCGAGAAAACGCGTCGGCGGGCAGCTTGTCCAGCCCTGGCGGCTGCGGGTGCAGAAGGTGGCGGCCTAAGACCGGAGTTCTTGATGGGGGTAGTCTCCACTGCCCCCGGAGATCTAGATGGAGCGTCCTGGCCTGCGGCCAGACGTAAAGGAGTGAAAACATCATGAATATGCAAGCTGCTGAAGTTTTGGCCCTGCGCGCCCCTGCCAGCGCTACCGCCGGCGGGGTGACCGGGGCTTACGTCGATATGCAGGGCTTCACCCTGCAGCGCAATATCAAGGCCGTCTGGTCGGTCGGCGCAGGCACAACCGCCGGGACCGCCTCCGGCTCGATCCAGACCGCCGAGGATACCGCGGGGACCGGCCTGGCGACCGTGGCGACGTTCACCAACGTCACCGCGGCCGGAGGCACGGCGGAAACCCACTTTGCGCCGAAGGCCAACCACCGCTATGCCCGTTTCATCGGGGACGTGCAGACCGGGAAGGACATGATCATCGGCGCATTCCTGGTAGGAGAGGTCCGCGTCCGGCCTTAGCCGCGACGCATCTCGAACTTGAGCCGGGCGGGCCGCTTCTCCCCCGCCCGGCTCGAAGGAGAAGCGATGAAGAAGCAGAAGAAAGTTATTTGGACGGCGCCTGGGCAGGGGCCTACCCCAAACCCGATGGATGTCCTGAGCATCCAACCGGTATCCGCCTGGCCCTGGCCGCGGGTGGCGATCTTCGTCCCGCAGTTCCCGGCCATCCCGCACGGGGATGACGTGTTCTACGACTTCTGGGCCATTGCCCAGCAGGGCACGCCGATCATGAAGATCCCCTACGGGCGCACCGACGTGGTGCGCAACCGGGCAGCCCTGGCGCTCCTGCAAAGCACGTTTACCCACGTGCTGATGCTGGACCAGGACCACAAGCACCCCTGGGACGTGGTGCAGAGGCTGTGCCGCTGGGTCGTGGCGGACCCGAATAAGCTGGTCGTAAGCGCCCTGAACTTCCGCCGGGGCGCTC